CAATGGTATGCGACATTGTCCGACAACAGGACGCGCACAAGCCATAGAGAAATACACGGCGAAATCAGAGAACTTGAGGAACCGTTTTCTAACGGGCTACTTTATCCGGCTGATCCCGACGGCGACCCGAGCGAAGTGTGGAACTGCCGATGCACACTAATAGCCGTTATAAGCGGCATGGACGATATACAACACGCTCCAAGCGGCATGAGCAGAAGCGAATGGATAAAAAAGGAGCCTGTTACAAAGAACTATCCGCTTAAATATCAGACGGAGAAACAGAAACGGCATGGGCGTAACAATCGAAATAAAAGTAGATAATACAAAGGCGGTGCTTGATGAAACGCAAGCGCACAAGGAGCGGGCATTAATCAAGTGCGGCGCAGCGTGGGAAAGCTACGCAAAGCAAGGCGCGCCCGTAGACACGGGGCGACTGCGTAACAGCATAACCCACGAACTTGAAAGCCCCGACACCGTGGCTATAGGTTCAGACGTTAAATATGCAATATATCAAGAAATGGGCACTACACGAAACGGCAAGCCCGCCGTGCCAGCGAAATGGTTTTTAAAATTGGCTGGGGTAATGCACATAGAAGAATATGAAAATATAATAGCAAACGAATTTAATAACGGATAGCCCCATACGGGGCGTTATGGCGGGTTAGCATAAAAGTAATGCACGCGGCTTTGAACCGCGGGAAGCAGGCGCGATACCGGCACCCGTTACCATTTCCCCGAAAGGGGATTTTTTAATAGCTAAAAACAACCTAATTACAAAGCAACGTAACCGAAGTATAGGAGGACAAACTAATGGCATTTACGCGCAAGATGCTCAAGGCAATGAGCATTGAGGATGAAAAAATCGACGAAATCATTGAGGCACACAGAGAAGTGGTTGACGCTCTGAAAGAAGACAGAGACAAGTACAAACCAGCCGCCGAAAAACTGCAAGTAGTACAAAAGGAGCTGGACGACCTTAAAAAGACAGCAAGTGGCGACGACTCATACAAGGAAAAGTATGAGAAGGAACACAAGGATTTTGAGGACTACAAGGCAAGTGTAAAAGCCGAGCAGGCAAAACTCGCAAAGGGCGAGGCTTACAAGGCTTTACTTAAAAAGGCGGGCGTCTCTGATAAGAGGATTGACGCTATCGTGAAAGTAACATCGTTAGACGGCATCGAACTTGATGATAAAGGCGAAATCAAGGACGCTGAGGAACGCATCAAAGGAATAAAAGACGAATGGTCTGAGTTCATTGTGACGGAAACCCAGCGAGGCGCAAATACCGAAAACCCGCCTGCAAACGTGAGCGGGAGCAAAAAGACCAAAGAAGAAATCTTCAAGAAAGACGAGCATGGGCGTTATGTACTCTCCGCACAAGAGAGACAAAAAGCCATTGCAGAAAGTCTTTCGGATAATTAGGAAAGGAAATAATTATGGCAGTAACAAACGTTGAGAGCTTTACAACTCCAAGAGATTCACTTCCAAATGTTTACACTAACGTAACAGCAAGAGAAATCGACTTCGTAACACGTTTCGGTGACAATTGGGATGCACTTAGAAACATTATGGGCATTATGCGCCCAATCAGAAAGGCACCGGGCACAAAGCTGGTTTCCTACAGCGCAAGCGTTACACTCGAAAGCGGCGCAGTTAATCCGGGCAGAGTTATTCCTTACAGCAAGGCAACTATTGTTGAGGCGGCAAAGAGCGATGTAACTATCGAGAAATACGCAAAGGCTGTTCCAATTGAGGACGTAAACGCATACGGCGCAGAAATCGCTATTGAGAAATCCGACGATGCGTTCCTCACACAGCTCCAAAACAACGTTCTCAGCAAGTTCTACACATTCCTTAACACAGGAAACCTTACAGGCACCGCAACAACTTGGCAGGGCGCACTTGCAAAGGCGCAGGGTCTTGTGCTTAACAAGTTTGCAACCATTCAAAAGGACGTAACATCCGTTGTTGGCTTCGCAAACATTCTTGACGCATACGATTATCTTGGTGCGGCTGATATTACAGTACAAACACAGTTTGGACTTACTTATATCGAAAATTTCCTCGGATATAGAGTGCTGTTCCTCCTGCCTGCAACACAGATTGCACGTAATAATGTAATCGCTACACCTGTAGAAAACATCGACCTGTATTATGTAGACCCGGGCGACAGCGAGTTTGCAAGACTCGGACTCAACTACACCACACAGGGCGAGACAAACCTTATCGGATTCCACGCACAGGGCAACTATAGCACCGCTGTTGGCGAGAGCTTTGCAATTATGGGTATGGCTCTTTGGGCTGAGTACCTTGACGGAATCGCAATAGTAACCATCAGTGGCGCTGGCGGAGCAACTGGAGCAACTGGAGCATAAACATGAGGATTCTGATAGCAGTACCGACATTTGAAAACATCTACCCCGATACGTTCAAGTCCATTTACGATTTGGACGTATCGGGGCATGACGCCTCGTTTGAGTTCGTGCGCGGTTACGACTGCGCTACGGCAAGAAACAGAATAGCTCAGATGGCGCTGGATAAGGCAACCGATTATGTGCTCATGGTAGACAACGATGTTGTATTGCCGAAAAACGCATTAATCAATCTGCTTGACGACCCAAAAGACGTATGCCTCGGGTACTACGCACATAGAGATTCGGACAATATCTACAGAGGGCGGACTTGTGTATGCAAGCTACAGAAAGAAAATGGCACGCTGTATTTCAACTATCCATTGGAAAGTGAGTACACGGGCAAGGAACTGGCAGGTCTAAAATCTAAAGGCGAATACAAAGTGCGTATACACGGCGGTGGCATGGGCTGTGCGTTTATCAAGACGAGTGTTTTCGAGAAAATCAAATATCCGTGGTACGACTGGGTTAATTACAAGAATCGTGGGATGCTGTCAGAAGATTTATATTTTTGCGAGCAATGCAAAGGAAAAAGCATATTGATATACACAGACACAAGGGTTAACTGTGGACATATGCTCCGTCATGTGCAATTTGCTGATTAAGGAGGGCATCAATGTATAAGGTCATACACGAATTTTTAGACCTCCAAGATGACAGCCGTTATTATGGTGTCGGAGACACTTTCCCGATTCGTGGCAAATCAAAGGAACGGCTTGAAGAATTATCGACACCGAACAATAAAATAGGCGTGCCACTCATCAAAGAAATAAAGAAACCTAAAAAGAAGAAGGAGCAATAGCAATGGGACTGACCGAACTGTGTCAAGAACTAAAGAATTGGTTTGTACGTGACAAGATTTTTGACACGTTCACCATAGAGAATGGAGCGATAGCTGTACCCGACGGTTCTTTACAGGACGGTCAGTTTTTTCGCGTTATAGGGTCTGTCTTTAACGACGGCGTACACCAATACGGCGAAAGCGATCTAACTGATGAGGTATTTACGGGTGCGATATGGGCTATGGCTGTCCCTCCTGCAGTTATAGACTTATCGGAGCGCATTTCGGCATGGGTGACCAAGTACGGGGATTCGGTCTCGTCTCCGTATTCGTCCGAATCGTTCGGCAGCTATAGTTATACAAGAGCTAGCGCGGGACAGGGGAATGCCAATTCGGGTTCTGCACCTACGTGGCAGAGCACTTTTGCTAGCGAACTGAACCGTTGGCGCAAAATATAAGGAGGGCTATATGTCATTACTAGAGGAGTTGAGAGACGATTTTACGCTTCTCAATAAGCAGATTGTTGACGACGGCTACGGCGGCTATAAGACTATATGGACGGAGGGCGCAACGTTCGGGGCAACACTTGACTTCGACGCTTCGACCGAAGCCCGTATAGGCGATGTGCAGGGCGCAAGAGACCGCTACACAGTTTACTACCCTAAAATCTTGAACATTGAATACCACGATGTATTCCGCAGGAACAAAGACGGCAAGGTGTTTAGGGCAACGGCAAACGGTGAGGACAATTTCGCGCCAGACAGCGCAAGCCCAGAAATAAGGCAGCTAGCCAGAGTCACGGCAGAAGAGTGGGAGGTTACATCATGACCGCAAGGGAACTGACCGACGCTCTAGATAAATTTCAAGCACTACACTACTTCTGGAGTTCATTTGGAATTCCCGCATACGAATCGACAACGGTTCCCGAAGGGTTAAACATCGGGGACTTTTATATTACGTATGAAGCGACTATAGACAGCTTGGACAGGGCGGTACCTATGTCCGCTTCGATATGGAAGAAAAACACTATGTCGTGGGACGAAATATCGCAAAAAGCGGAGGAAATCTCCGAAGCGCTCTCAAAGGTCTATACCGTTCCGATGCGTGTTGGTTATCTGTACATAACACGCGGAACACCATTTGCACAGCGTATGAGCGATGAGGACGACGCTACCAGAAGAATCTATCTGAATATTATGGCGGAGTATTTGGCTCCGTAGAAAGGACAAAGTATGGGTATGTTTACACTTGTATCAGAAGATGCTTTTGATGAACTGCAGCTTGATGCCGGCGTTCTGTTAAGCACTTTTGATATTTCAAATCCGTATACAGAGCCGTCAAGCGAGCACATTATCGCAACCACAACCGGCGGCATCAACCCTGTATGCGCTCCGTCATATGACGACCTTGCAGAAGACGTGGATAACGTTCCGAACAACATGATGGAATTCATGAAGCTGTCGGGGTGGGATTGCTCCATGAGCTTTTCAAGCATCAAATTCAACGCAGAAAACATAAGGTGGTCGCTTGGCGCTGCAGACAAGGAAAACGGCACCGGCTACACAAAGATCGTGCCGCGCCGCGATCTTAAGCAGGCAGATTTTGCGGACATTTGGTGGGTAGGCGATAAGGCTAACGGCGGCGCTGTAGCAATCAAACTGATAAACGCGCTTTCCACCGGCGGTCTTAATATTCAGACCACAAAGAACGGCAAGGGCACGAACGCTATTACTCTTACAGGACACGTATCACTTGAAGATCAAGAGACAATGCCTATGGAGTTTTACGACATCGACCCACCAAGCGGCGCAACGGGCGCAACATCATAATTGAACAATTTAGGAGGACATGATGAAAAACTTAGCGAACTGCAAACCGTCTGAGTTTCTTGTACAGACCAACAAGATTAGAAAGTCTGTGGCTAAATGGCTTACCGTTACGGAAATTCACGAAATACGTAAACGGCTACCTAAATACGACGACAAAATGGACGCAGAAAAGCGTGCAGAGGTACGCAGGGAACAGATGCGCAAGAACCTTTCGGCTATTTTGGACGCGGTTCTTGAAGAACACCCTATGGAAACGCTCGAAGTAATGGCGCTTGCCTGCTTCATAGACCCAGATAAGGCAGATGACTACCCTATGTCGGTCTATCTGCAATCTATAAGCGAATTAATAGCAGACGAAAGCGTGCTAGGTTTTTTTACCTCATTGGTGAGTTTGGAGAGCAAAGGTATTTTGACGCTTGCAGATCAATAAACCTTGAACTCCTAGAGCTTTACGGCAGGGGCTATGTTATAGAGCATTTTGCCGCCGAATACATAAAGTATCGGGATGAACGGCTTTACAGGGTTTATGTTACTGACGCACTAAAGGCGATAGCTGAAAACACCACGCACTATTTAGGCATGGACGGAATGGTTGACTACGGGTCGTCATTAAGCGTGCGTTGGATAGATGTTCTCGAACCACAGGAAGAAGAACCTACTGACGACAGAACGTGCGAAGAAATAACGCACGGCATCTGGGAAAGGATAAGGAACGGGCAATGACAGTTTTTGAGCTCGTTGCGAAATTAACGTTAGATTCAAGTGAATATGAAAGCGATCTAAAAAAGCAGACCGAAGACGCGGGCAAACTCGGCGGCGTCTGGGGCAAGATTGGCAAGGTCGTAAAAAGCGGTGCTGCTGTGTCGGCTGTAGCGATCGGCGCAGCAGCAACAGCGGTCGGCGTACTTACCAAAAAATCAGTAAGCGCCTATGCGGAATTTGAACAGCTCAAAGGCGGTGTCGAAAAACTGTACGGCTCTGCTGCAGACGAGCTTATGGGCTATGCCAATGACGCATATAAAACTGCGGGTATGTCAGCTAATCAATACATGGAGCAGGCTACATCGTTCTCAGCGGCACTCATAAACTCGTTAGGCGGCGACCAATCAGCGGCGGCAAAGCAGACCGATGTAGCAATGCGTGCTATTTCGGATAACTTCAACACCTTTGGCGGCGACATACAGAATGTTCAAAATGCTTTTCAAGGTTTTGCGAAGCAAAACTACACCATGCTCGATAATTTAAAACTCGGGTACGGCGGAACAAAGACCGAAATGGAACGCCTTATTGCTGACGCAAACGAGTACGCGGCGGCAAACGGTATGGCGGCGGACTTATCTATAGACAGCTTTTCGGATATTGTCACAGCCATTGGCCTTGTACAGCAAAAGCAGGGCATAGCGGGCACTACTGCAAAAGAAGCGGCGACCACTATT